ATCTTGAGCTTCCACGTATACTTTACCGTCATGGTGAGGTTCATAACCACACAGACAATTTATCTTCAGCCCGAAGGGAATAAACCCTTCCTGTCCACAGTTCGGGCATGATACCCAAGAACACACTGCCTCCGATATTTCATGTCCGGTTAGCCCTCTCTGAACATCCACGGTACCTGCTCCCCTCCCGGCATGTTTGCCGGGGAATCGTCCGCGAAAGCACTTTCCAGTATCAGTGGCTTATCTATAGTGTAAGCACCCTGCTTGACTGTAAAGTAGGCTGACGCCGCCAGTGACACGATAGCATCCACTTTGTTGGATGTCTTATCTTTGGCTATCCGCCAACCACGGTTCTTCTCTACTGCTACTGCACCGAGTGCTTGCTTTCTCAGCTCATCACTCGGGTACATCTTTAGGTTATTGTACTCCAATAACTCATATAGTTGCTGGGATGCAGCGGTCAAGTTTGGCAAGGTCTGCGCAAACTCCACCATTGGCAACCTACGTTTAGTTAGAGTAGTAGCCGAGCGGTGGAATTGAAAGGGGTCATATGACACCCCGGCAACTCTCATCTTAGTAAAGCACTCTAAGATGTACCGTTCGATAGTTTCTTCTAAATCCAGCGGTTCTTCAGGTGTGGGTTGCCATATCTTATGACATGCCAGCACAACCTTTTCCTCATCGCGGTCGTAGTACGTGCCTACTACCGCCGAGCTGTCCCGCTTGGTCGAAGCGTCGACATGTAGCCAAATTACATGCTTATTACTACTAATAACGGGTCCTAGCTGTCTGTCAACACATGCGTCCCACCGCTCAGGCTCGATGAATACCTCTTCATCATTCGTCCAGCGATTTTCGTGCATCCGCAAATAGGCAGATGGTCGTAACGATGTCCGTTGTGTGCCGTGATACTCCTGCACACTACCGACAATCCCCGGATGTTTTCGCAATTCATGGTCCCAATATACGAATAAACGACCATTTGCGAAACAAGGTAGCCCTGCTAACTCTTTTATAGGTGCGCCTTCTCCATCCATGTGCTCATCGGAGTCGACACCGCGTTTGTAAAGGTCCCATAACGTATCTGACTGCCCTTGAAACCCAGCATACGTCGTAATAAAGCGCATACTGTTCATGCGAGTGGGTACTGGCGTCAATTCGTCCCACAATCGCTGGGCATTCCGTGAACTATAAGCCCATAACTCGTCCCACAGCGTCAATCCGTGGTTAGAGCCTGCCGCTGAAGCGTATTCACTCGCTAAAGCGATGATACGGGTACCGGTTGTAGTGAACACAACCTCTTTCTGTGTCACCCGTGCGCTTGGTAACTTCGGATTCTTACGTACCGCATAGGCAATCTTAGCAAAAACCCGTGCCTGTGCCTGTTCAAAGTCGTTGGCGCAGACATAAATCTCGTTGGGCGGCTCTTGGGTTAGCGCAAACCACAATCCCGCCAGTGCTCCCATGAGGGTTTTCCCTGATTTCTTCGGACAACTATAAACAATAGTGTCATACGGGAAACGACCGTCCTCATTTTTAGTAAAGATATGCTTGAGGATACGTATCTGGTGCTCTCTCAAGCGAATAGGACCGGCGAAAGTACGCCCATCCTTATGTCCAGCATCACTAACATAGAAACCAGCCGGTGATTGCGACCACTCTACTATGTCGTGTATGTTTACCGCTTTACTCACTTGCCTTTGGTAACATCACTGCTATCCAGAACAACCATGCTGATGTCTGAAACAGCGTCGTCACGCGCAGAATTATACTCCTGCATGTACTTATCTATATGTATCATGCCGCGCACTGCCCGATAAAACAACCTACCCGGCTTTTCAGCGTCTTCCTGCCGTTTTGCCAGTGCATTAGCCCAATACATCATGTCAGCTGATGCAACTGCCAAAGCAGCCGTTAAGAGCGGCTGTAAGCCTGCAGGGTCTTCTAATATCTCATAAACCTCCCGCAGGGCATCTTTATGTCGTTTAAGCAGTGGTTTGCCGGTTGAAACTCGGGTATACAACCCACCAGCCTTACCGCGCTCATCAATACCAGCAGGAGCTTTAGCTGTATACGTGTCAGACACTAACCAATCTCAACGCCAGAAATAGCAGCGATTGCTTTCAGTGCATCATTGATAGCCTGTACATGCACTTTAATATCACCACCACCTTGCGGCGGCATTGGTTTTCCTTGTCCAAGCGGTCTTCCTTGCGGCATTGGTCTTCCGCCGGGCGCTCCGCCGGGCATCGGACGAGGTACAGGTCTTCCCATACCGCCTCCGGGCATCGCTCCGGGACGTACCATGCTGGGGTCGCCAGCTCCGCCGGGTCCAGCTCCAGCAGCTAGGCGCATAGCCTGCTTCGGGTCCATTCCTTGCTTTATATATGCTTCTGGATTGCCTCTAGGCATAAGTGTATTCCTCCATAGTTAAAAGAACTTTTGTTCTTTACAGGGTAATGGTAACGTCAAACTGTACGAGATACAAGTGCCGCGCCCGACGCGAATCGGGCAGATACAGCAGCGCTCCATGAAAAGGAGAAGAACACGGAGCGCTGTAAGCATCAAGTAGCGGCTCGATGCGGAATAGGTGGATTATATGATTTTAGATTGTTTGTGTCAAACAGGGTACTAATTAATCGTCATTACAAGCCACCTCAGCCCCGCAGTTCTCGCAACGACAGTGGCAGGCTTCCGGTACAGGAGCGCCGCATCTATCGCATAATCTAGTGTTTGTGGGTGAGGTTTTCTTCATTCATCAATGATAAACGATTATTACCTAAAAGTAAAGGAATTGGGGGTTTCTGAACCTTAAAATACCTGCTGGGGCAGTTTTTTCCTCCGCAATTTGAAAAGGGGGACCCAAAATATAGCACACGTAGCGTGCATGCAAGGTACCTACCCCGGGGGTTATCTAATCCAAAACGTACACTACTCAAAATCTGTGGCTGCATGTGTCGTATATTTCCTCTCCCCCCCCTATGCGCTTACCTTACGCTTACCTTACGCTTACCTGACCCGCGCCTAGAACAAGTGTGCTACTCTTGCGATATGAGGCAATGTCGCAAGGCTTATATACATCATATATACAGCAGCTGTACCCGCTAATCTGATGCAGTATCGGCGGCTGTATTATGTGGGACAATCTTACATGATTGAAAGGTGCAAGAGCGTCGCCTATTCTCAGCGGCCCGCTTGATACCTTATCGGTACGATACGACGCCGTACCGCTAACGTATCAAGGGTTTTATTACTTAGATTGCACCCTTGACAGTATGCCAGAGTTCGTGGTACAATCCTCTTGTAATAAATGCACTTTTACAACTTGATAATCAATCGTAAACTCTGATAGCAAACGGTAGCGAATTGAGGCGGGAGCAAGTTAGCGAGTATTTGAAACAGTGTTGCGAGATATAGAAGTCTTATATCCGAGAGCGGGAACTGCTGATTGGCGGAATTTCCAATTTGGAAACATTGATAAGAGAAGAGTATCATCCGACCCCCACAACCTCAGCGACCGAAACCAAACGAAAAGTACGATTGAACAGTCTAGCGTCGGCGGGAAGCCGTTCGTGAAAAGTAAATACGAAAGTCTAAAAGTCTAGATGTATCTACTATGGACTGCATCGCCCTATCCGATAAGAGAGGATAATTCTTATGTCAAAGTCTAAGAAGGGCGACAAAGTTAAATCAATTCATATTAGGTTCTACATCGAATGCCTAGAGAAGGAAATAGTACCTTGGCGGATGCCATATAACAGAGTTGGCGGGCACTACAATATCAACGCTGTCAAGGCTGACGGTTCTCCGTTCAAATTGTACAGTGGTTCTAATCGGATTGTAGCGGCGTGTTATAACGCTTTATACGAAGTTTCTGACCCAAGGTTCATTACATCGCGTGAAATCGCTAAAAGAGGCGGAAATAAGCCTAACTGGGATAAAGAGACTAAGAAGTATGAGATTGAACCATTGCGGGTTATATATCCGCTAATGAAATCTTGGAATGAGGACTGGTTGAAAAGTCTCAAGGCGGAAGGCAAACCTTGCCCCTGTGGTTGTGATACTAACAATCACCAGCACTATACAAAATACTTTGCGGGACTTCGGTTTCATTGCGTTTGGAATGTGCAAACGGCTATTGAAAATTTCAATCTGGAAGTTGACCCATTGCCAGAAGTTGAAACACGAGAGATTGAGACAATACCAGAATGCGAGAAGGTCGTCGAGGGTTTTATTAATCCGCCGACCATATCGCATAATGGCAACCCGCCAAGTTATCAACGCAGTACCGATACAGTATCAATGCCCACTCAAGAAACCTTTCGTAATGATACTGATTATTATGCAACTTTGTTCCATGAATTAGCTCATGCTACTGGGCATCCAGATAGGTTACATCGAGAGCGGGAAGTAGCCGCTCATTACTTTGGTTCTAAAGAGTACGGTAGAGAGGAACTAGTCGCCGAGATGACCGCTGGTTTCTTGTGCAATCGTACAGGTATCGAACACGCTACAATGGAGCAACACGGCGCGTATTGCAAGTCATGGATTAAGGTATTCAAGAAATCAGAATACGCCGCTATGATTTATGATAGCGCAAATGATGCTGAGAAAGCTGAAGCACATATACTCAATCAATAAACACAGTTGCGATGCAGTTCATAGTAGATACATTTAGATATTTTTAGGCCCTCGACTTATATATACTGTTGGCTATCTCCCAGACTTGATAAGAGGAAATAGTTATGGCTTATGCAATCAGAGAAAACGTAGGATACGATACAGACACTTGGAAGAACATCAAATATCCATATATCGAAGTTGAATATCCAGCCGATGTAAATATCCAAACTGGAGATTACAATCACGCACATGTCAGAAGTGGAGTATTAACTGCACTGGCGGAAGCTGAAGTATCACAAACTGAGATTGATAAATATATCTCAGAAACTGACGAAGCAGGCTACGCTGGGTTTGATGACGTAACCAACTGTTGGGTGTTTATGGTTGATGATATAAACGGTGACGACTGATGCTAGTACAAATACACCAAATGAATAATGTTATTGACCTAACAGAACAACAAACGACAGTGCGAAGTTTGATAAAACATTTACAGGACTTCCACGAACCCGACGATTTTATTGCATTCAATGCAATCAAAGTAGAGCATGTCAAACAATGGGCAGCCGAAAAGAATATAACACTGTCTGATGCTGATGCTAGAGCAATCATATTCGATTTCCCTAGTTATGCACCCGACATTAAAGGTGCTGTGCAACAATACGTATATCAGGAGATAACACAACTAAGATAAAGATAAATATGACTAACTCTGAAACATACAAATTCCAGCGTGAGATTAACTACAGTAAAGTATGGGCTAAATACACCCAGATTGACAATCAGCATGTATACAACAACGGTGTATTTACATTTAGCGATGCTAATAATGAGATAAGCGTAGACGCTACTGAACTGCGCGACTTTATCAACACCATAAACTTCAAAAACATAATCGCTGATAATCGGAGGTGATGCTAATCACAGTAAGATAATATATATATATATAATCAACCTGAGATAGCCACCAGTATAAATAAGTCGAGGGATACTAAATAAATAACAGGTCTATAAAGGCGTGGAGCTTCGTATCATAGGAGCAAAAAACATGTCAGATAAATTACTAGTTGGCGATTTGCTTTATGGAAACCATGACGGATACTTGGATGAATGCGAGATAAGAGATATGCTAAAGCCATACAAACAAGAGTACATTCAAACTGTTGTTGTACCTGCACAAACTGATACAACTACTCAAACTGATTGTACAACGGACGGCTCAAGATGACTATGAGTATACACGAATACGTAGACGAAAAGCAAGAGTACATCGTAGTTGTTACTGAGACTAGACGGTATCACGTCAAGGTACAAGCCACACACAAGACCTCAGCGATGGAGAAGTTGTACGACTTCATCCGCTCACACAAGAGCGGCTATAGCAAGAGTAGAGGCAGAAAGGGATGGGATAGTCTTTGGCATCAACATATGCAGGCGAGAGCCTAGAGGAGGATTACTGACACCCTATGGCATTTATACAAATTAGTAACTCTTTCGATGAGAAAATAATAGATGTAATCTACACCCGTACACTACGGCATGAGGTTGGCAACGCCAACTTCAAGGATGCACTAGTCAAGCGTGTCCTCAAGGCTGTAGAGCAGGCTGAGTACGTAGACTGGGTGACTTGGGAAGGCGATGACGGCTACGAGACACCTATCCTAGACGATGACTACGAAACGCAGGAAAAAGAAACAGAATAAAACACCTAAAGACCAAATAGCATTAGGTAAGCGGAAACCCAATGACGTAATTACAGATGTAGTGTGGGAGGATGCTGTAACTTGTGTTGATAATGTCTACAAACAAGGCACGTTGGATGAAATTGAAGCAGAAGCCGATACATCACTACTGGAGCGTGTTGTTCGAGGTAAAGATGAGCATATTGGAGCGGACTGCTTTGTAATTTCAGATTACCTTAGAATGAAAGAATAATATATATATATAACTTAGCTCCACGTTTTTATAGACCTGTTATTGAGACAATAAGCCACTAGTGTGATGGTCATATAAAGGACGGAAACATTATGACAACTACAGTATTTTATGAGAACCCCGAATATGCCGACGGCACACCAGAGCACTGGCTAGAGGATAGTTTCGAGGACTGCTTCAAACAGATGGATGTCAGCGATGACGACTGGGACATGTTCAAGGAAGGCAAGTTATCTATTCAAGACTTGATAGCCGAATATGCCTGATACCAGAATGCAACACTCAGTGGACAATCCCCTAGAGTATAAAGTTAAGGTTGAGTATCACTATAACAATAAGCACGTATATCCAGAGTGTGACATAGGCAAGACGTTTGCCGCAATCGCAGGTGATAAAACTATTACTAAACGCAACAGGGAATTGCTTGCAAAGATAGGTATTGTAGCTGTAAACGTAACACCTGACCCATTAGATAACACCTGAAGGATAAGAAAGTTAGTCAATCAACCCATATATATATATATATAGACCATCATACTAGTGGCTTATTGTCTACTCACACAATTATTACAGCAGTCAAACGTCAACAATCATGTGTTGTAAATACACGCATAGTTTGTAGTGTATATACATTGCACGATTATATACTAACTGCGATGGACATCGCAATAAAAAAACTGACAAACTGACTGAGGTAAAAAAACTATGGATAATAGAATTGTAGTAATGAATAACAATCTGAAATTGTTTTGGACACCAGCTATGTTTGCTGGAGATTTCAGTATAGTGGAAGTGACTGCCGAACAAGACCAAATCTTGAATGAAGCAGCTGACTTAGCTAAGTGTGAAGCAATACTAGAAGCAGCGATAAAAGCTGGCAACTCTACGATGGTAGACGTATGAATGATACGACACTAAGAGACAACTATCCAGATTATGATGAAAGTGTAGCCAACTTGCACACCGTCTATGACGCCGCTGGAAATGGAATGGTGCTGTTAGCATCAGCATGTCTTGCATGTGAAAAGATGTTTATCAGCAATCCTAACCATGTACCTAGTTTGAACAACCAGCCAATTTGTAGGGAGTGTGTGGAGCAGGCTAATGAGAAGCGAGCAGAGATGGGACTAGAACCTCATCCTATCCACCCAGAGGCTTATGAAGCACTACCAGAGGAGGAGTTACGGTAATGACCGACCAACACTTAGAGTTAGGAGAACATCAGCAGAATTGGGAGAATGAGATGAGTTGGGACAAGGACAACGCCGATGATGCAGATGATGCAGATGATGCGGTAATAGATTACGAGGAGCTTAGGTTCTACGGACTAGACTACTAACCAACTGGTGTTTGACTGCTGTAATGATTGTGTGAGTGCGTGTCATGTATATACATGCCAAGAGGAGGCAGTTATGCAAGACAAAAATAAAGAGTTAGCTTTATACGAAGTCAGTTTGGAACTGCAACAGGGTGAGCGTGGCGGCATCGATACACAATATGTGTTTGCTGCCGACATGCAACACGCTGTAACATATGCCGAGACAGTGTGGTTACCGAACTACTACGGTACTGGTACTCACGAAGGTACTGCCAGCTATGATAACGGATGGTTTTACTCCGATGACGAAACTGAAAGTGCTAAACTGTCGGATGTACAACCAGCCAGAAACTTATCAGCGATAGCCGTAGATGATAGTGGTCAGATTACCGACCGTACGTGGGTGTCAATATGAACTTTACCGAAGCGGTCAAACTGATTGACCGACAACGTCAAGATGTCATAGACATGCGTGTAAATCCTAAGTTGTACTATGACGTACTTCAAACCATCAAAGATGCACACCCTGCAGCTGTTACAAAAGATGTCCATGAGTACGTAGAACAAGAATGGAACAACATGTTTAGTGAGTGGACACCATGAACAAAGAACAAAAAGATAACAAAGACGGACACGATTTCTGGGATGACCACTTTGAAGTTATAGGTCTTAGTGATGAGATGAATGAGAAGGTGAAACAAGAAATCACTAAAAAACTACAAGGTAAGTTTGACAAACTTGAGATAAAAAATTACAAAGGTAAGTTTGACAAACTTGAGATTATGAATAACATACATTCCTTTTCAATGAAAGATAAGGAGGAGACAGGATGACAACAGTAAAACAACGCACACTATGCCAATGCGAACCAGACACATATCCACATACACAGTATGGGTGTTCGTTGGATAACCTTTGGTCAACAGTTACATTTGAGAACACTACAGAGTGGCTGAAGTATATGATTTTCGAGGCTTCAGCTTATGTTGTCAATGACTGGATGTATGAGTGTCAAGTTTGCGGAGATAAAATCTACGCAGAGCAGTATGCGGAGGGGCAAGGATGACAACAGTAGAGGTAACAACATGTACGACACATGGATAGACCGTATGGCGTGGTATATAGTCGGATTTGCTTTTATATATATAACAGCACACCTGATACATGCCATTGTCAGCGGCAACTTTTGATGCTACACTAGTTACACCATCGGACGGGTGGGATGACGATATGAAATCCGATGCGTAGAAAAATGCCTGACTAGCATAAAACAATCTATCAACAAAATATATCACTATACAAACGATGACACGCACACACAATCATCCCACCCATAACTGATACCTATTGGTATGTACAACTAAGTACCCCAACAACATTTAATAATTGCATCCGTATTTAGTTGTACATAGGAGTAGGTATCTACTTCTCTGTTGACATAAGTCGACAGACATATTGAGTTTACGTGTGAATGGGATAGACTGTTTTGAGTAATCCGAGCGACTGCTTAAGTATAGGGCAGTCTATCCCTGAAACATATAAAGGAGAAATAAGTGACAGATATAACTGTTCCAAACATACCTGATATGGAACAGGTGGTACGGATTGCAACACAACCGTTTTCTAATCCAACCACCCAACGTACATACAGGTCATGTTTGAAAGACTTTATGGAGTGGAAAGGTAGCCGTCCATTCAACGACATAACAATCACAGACTACCGCCAACACCTAGTAGCAGAAGGCTTCACACCATCTACAATCAACACTAGGCTTACGGCTATACGCAAACTGGCAGAACAAGCTCTACACTACAAACTGTTAGACCCGCAAATCACAAAAGATATTATGTCAGTTGCTGGTGTTAAGAACAGTGGTGTCCGTAGTGGAAACTGGTTGACCCGCGAGGAAGCAAACAAACTGCTTGCCGCACCTGACACCAGTACGCTACGTGGACTACGTGATAAAGCTGTATTGTCGGTACTGTTAGGTGCTGGTCTACGCCGCCGAGAGGTAGCACAACTCACCGTTGATAAACTGGCAGAGCGGGATAACCGTTGGGTGATACTAGACATCAATGGTAAAGGTAACAAGATACGTACAGTACCTATACCAAACTGGTGTTACCACAATATCCAGAGATGGTTAGATGAATCGGGTATCACAGAGGGTAGGGTATTTGTTCCTATCCTAAAAAATGAACCATCTGGCACGAGCGTATCAGAACAAACCGTCTATAATATAGTGGCTCAATACGCCAAACTGTTACATAAAACTGTTGGTGCACACGATTTACGTCGCACCTTTGCTAAACTGGCATATCAAGGCGGTGCAAGACTAGACCAGATACAGTTTTCTTTAGGTCACGCTTCTATTCGTACCACTGAGATGTATCTCGGTGTTCAACAGGATATAACCGATGCACCTTGCGACTATGTAGGGTTGATGGGATGAAAGCCCATCAACGGGTACTAAGAAGGAAATCAAACTACTTAAAAAGGCGTTGCGCTACGATGTATTACCATACCCTAAGCGCAACAACAGCACACTTGATGAGGATAAATAAGAGCCACCAGTTACGGTGGCTCTTTTTTATTGTTTGACTCAGCGACCGAGACCAACGGCAGAGTTGCGTACACTACGTCCTAAAATAAACGATATGGCTAGACCTATAACCCACTGTGCTACTGCATCAGCATCAATCGGTGACAGCCAAGGCACATACTCTACTGCCAACTGAAGTCCAGCTGCTACGAATGGAGCAGCTGCTGCAACTAAAAATCTACGTGATTGTAACATTGGCTCTTTCATATGATTACCCCTATATATGTATTCATGTCTTATTATCACCCAACTTTATACCAGCATAAAGCTCAGTCATTGACGACTTGAACCTCAATTAGAAACGAACCTGCCGGACTATACTTATCCCGCACCACCTCTCCCCCACTTATATACGGCTGGTCTTTAGTGAGGAGGTCGAGGAAAAATGTACCATCAGGTAACATCTCTATCGCCCCGCCTCTATCCACACAAGTCCATGTACCAAACCCTTCGATACTAAAGCGAGTACCTAACTTGAACTCACGCGGACAAGCTGTACCCCAATTCTCATAGTAACTCCAGTGTTGCCACTGTTTACCATCAGTCAGTAAGGCGGTACACCTCGTACCGTTCCAGTTTGCAGGATGACAATTATTGCCACCCCAATCTGGAAAATAATGGGAAAGTCTTGCCATTAACACCTCAGCTTTTGCAGTAGGTACTACCGTAGGTGTTGGCGGCACAGGTGTGTCGTGTTGTATATCTATATAAGGGTTAGGTAGTGTTGCCTCTCCCATTGTTACCCTGCTACCTGCCAGTACAACGTAAACCCGCTGTCCATCTGGTGATATGACTGGCATATCATATTCCACTTCTATTATATTGCTTTCCTGTTGTGTTAGTTTGTTGTGGATTATCCTAAACGTCCAGACACCAGACGCTATGGCTACCACAGCAATCAACATGTACCACTTCTTTTCATGCCACATGACTTACTCTCCTTTCTTTTTACGTTTCTTCTTACGTTTCTTCTTTGTTGTTAATAGGCTCAGTTTATACACCAACGAAATAGCTTCTTCGTGTCTAGTCTTGAGAGCCTTTCGTATAATCTCTACCGCATCACCCCTCGCTATATGGCTAGGAGTAAATCTATACACAGCCCAACCCATGAGCTGGGCCTGATTTCCTTTCTCGCAATCGTTCTCAAAGCCTTTGCCGCGCACATGCCTGCCTCCGGTCCAAATCCCTCCCTCTATTTCTACCGCTATCTTTTCATCAACCCATGCGAAATCAAACCGCCAGCGTCTAGGCGAAGCGAAGGTGTACTCTCGCTCAGGTTTTTTTATCTTGAGTGCCTTCAAGTGGAACTCAAATTCAGCCTCAAGCTGGCTCTGGGTCATTGTAATCCTCTTTATCAAAGTCTTCGGTGTTCAATACCATCGACATCTCACCACACTCAGTGCATCTTGACATAGGTATTACCCCCTCTGGATACTGAATAGCGGAGTAATCGTATACCGCAGCCTCACAACAGTAGCTAACCTCCATTAGGTTTCACCTTGCCCGCTATACGAGCCTGTATATAAGCAGGGTTCTTTGCAAGACAACGTCCCACCGCACCTAACAAACGCAAGGCACTGTCACGACTTAAGCCATCTATCTCTGACAATTCCGCAGCCATTTCATTGATGTTGTGTTTGTCAGCTTTACCTAACTTATTAAGCGCCTGTTGACATCCACGCAAATCCCTTGCGTCCGCCTCACGCGCACTATATGTTTTATATAAAGCATGTCTACGATAACTATATTGTGTTAGTGTTGCCATTATAGTAACTCCAGTTGTTGTGCGTCCTTCGTTGTGACCTGCCACCTGTGTAGCGCCAGTGCTCGTTGCGGCTCAAAACCACCCCTTTCAACATTGAACCCATGTCTTTCTATCAGGTCTAGTGTTGCTCGATGTACCCTACCGGTTTCTGTATTGATAACCTCAACTCTTGTGGCGCCTGCTCTCTTAGCATCTATTAGCGATTGTAATCCAAACGCTATTGCCGGTGGTCGCCATAAAAAGTGGTTGGGTTTTAGGTGCTTCCTAAAAGTAGTACCTACTACTTCACCGACCATTCTGTTGTTAGAATATATTTTCGTCATTACTTGTTGCTCCCGATTCGATTCTAAGTTTGGCGTCATGTAGAGTTGCAAGCACCATGCCTAGCTCTACCACCTGTAAGACTTGTGCTTTTTGCACCTTTGTTATAGCCTGATGTAAAAGTGTGTGCGCCTTTTCTGTGTCAGTTTCCTCTCCACTCCGCCCACGAACGTGTGCCACAAACCTGTCTAATGGCATCACTAAGCCACCATAATTGTCGGCAGATGTAACCGCTACGTCCAACCGTTTACGAGCTTCTTCAATAGGAACATGCGCCATTGCTACTCTAAAATAGTCTCTAGTAAGAGTCGGATACTCATCAACCACCTGTTGGCTCCAGTAAGCTGACACCCTCCTATAGTCTCTAATCGTGTTGACTGTCTTACCAGTCAGTGTAGCCATCTGCGCCCGCAACGCCGCTATCTTGTCACGGTTACCGTCCGCCTCTTCTTCTAATATAGCCGCTATCCTACCGATTACCCAGCGTGCTTCGTCTCCCTCGCCTCGCAAC